TTGCTTGACTTTTTATAAAATGGCCAGTACCATCATCTTCCCAGTTAACACCTTCCATAATGCCATTTACAAATGCATTAGGTGCTGATGGGTCTTGTACAATATCTATTGTGTTAAGCATAAAATCATCCCTAACATAATTAGCGCCATCTTTAAAATCCAAACTTCCCATACCACGACTTGACACTCCGAGTTGGACTCCACCTTCGACCAAACCTTTAACAATTTGACCCATAGGGGTATCTAAAATAAGTGCCTTTCCCATCACATTATTACCGTCCCAATTAAGTTCGGTAATTCTGTGAGAAACTTTATCCAAATTAATGGAAGGACCGTCAGGGTGATTAAGCTCACCTACCGCACGGCCTGTAATAACTTGTTCATTGACAAATTTGTCAACAGCTTGAGTAAGAACTTCCCTGGTATAAATCCTACCATTCTTATTCTTATTCTCAGCTTGCATGAAAATACCTTCTAAGAAGGTACTCTTTTTACCATTCTTACCCTCTTGGATTGAATAACCAAGGGAATGGTCTGTATATTCTGCAATTAACTTCATTTAAGCTCCCATTAAATTGATGAAATCTTTTAAAGAACGCTCAGCATCTTTCATTGATTTATAGGTATCCATCTTTATACCATCAATATACAAATTAAATTTATTTGTAATTGTTGCTGTAGTTTTCTTTTTTCTTCCAAGCTTGGTTAAGTGCTTGGCTACCTTTTCACCTGAGGGTAATTTTAACTTAGCTTCTAATACTTCGTTAAATGATTCTTTAAACGTCAACATTTGTTGCTTCTTCTCCTGCTTCTGTCTCCGCAGCAGGCTCTTCGACTGCTGGAGTATCATTATTTGATGCTCCATACATCGTTGAAGCAACTTCTTGTTTATGTGTATCCAATGCGTCAATTATTTTATCATGCATAATGCTATTAAAAACATTATTACTTTTTTGCGCATCACCCTTTTTTATGTTATCAATTAAATTTCTTGTGCTCATAATCTTTGTATAGTATTTATAAAATTGTTTATTTCCAGTAAACTTTTTGTATACATTTCGTATTACCTAAAGTTTATATTGGTGCGTTTGATAAATCTGGGTTAATTTCACCTGGTAATAATGGGTCGTCTTTGTTTTGCTTGATAATATCTTTAATTTCTTCGTCATTTAACTTAAGAATATTACGACGTACCCAGTCTTTAGACCAGAATAGACCAATATATTCATCCATCATTTGGATTGTTTCTATTCTTTCCTTAAGGATTTCACTATCTTTAAGTTCAGCATAGTAGTTATCACGTGAATACTCAACCATCATACCTTCTCTAATGTTTACCCAATCACTTGGAACAATAATCTTTTTAAGGACCAACTGTCTTTTAAGTGCTTCATAAAATATTTTTGAAAATTTATTACGAATTCTATCAATAAATTTTTGGAACTTAAGCTCATCACGTGTAATTTCTGAGGAACGACCAACCGAAAATGCATCTGCTTCTGTTAATCTTGACATTGGAATATTTAAAGCTCTATATAATTTGTTTTGGAAATACTGTATATCTTCAATCTCTCCAAGATTTGCACCACCTGGTAGAGTATCAATTTCAGTTCCACGACCACCCTCTCTACGTGGTAGCCAAAAATCTTCCATAACATTCCTATGAACTTTTTCATCTTTAAGATTACCTGTGGTTGGGTCATATACTATCTTATTGCGATACCTATTCATAGTATTGTTAAGGTATTCCTCAGCCTTACCCTTAGGTAGGTTACCAACGTCTATATAAAATATACGTCTTTCAGGAGCTCGGGATATACGATAGATGACAAGAGAGTCTTCCATCATACTAAGTTGATTTAAAGGTTTAAGAGCTTTATTTAAATAGCCTACAACCTTATTGCGTTCTTCATTTAATAGACCTGAATTAACTTGGATAATAGAGTCAGGATGTATACGTAAGCCTTCACCGGTTTGTACCAGCATCTCATCTTGATATATGTAGTATTCCTCTCCCTCTTTAGTAAGTTCGGCACCAGTCTTAGGGTCCTTAATCTTTTCAACCTCTTTAACCTTACGAATCTTGGTTGGGTCTATTTGTCTTAGTTCAAGTATACCCGCATCTGTTTTATTTTCATTAATAATAACATGGAAAAACAGACGGCCATCAGTATACCAACGTCTAAATAGGTCGTATGCTACATTTTTAAAGTCGAGTAAGTTAAGAAGTCTATTAAATTCTTCTTGAATTAAATCCTTAACATTATCTGCTTGGTCAAGGTTATCAAGGTTTAATTGTACAATAACCCCTGACTCTTCTGTAATAGCTTCATTACATATGTCCTCAATAGCCATATCCACCTCTGGATATGAAGCTATTTGACGATATTTCATTATTAATTCTTTATCGTTTTGAAACTTATCTCCTTGTAAATCCATATACTGGCCAAAGTATCCGCCAGTGGGAGAGATTTCAAACGCGCCGTCCTCGTTATCTACAGCGAACGATACCGGTTTCTTTTTGTCATCTATGGCTTTTCTTTTAAAACTAAAGCCAAAAAATCTATTTTTATCTTCTGCCATTTAAATAATTCCTAATAACACCCTTTCTTAAATATTATTTATAACACTTAAGAAAGAGTGCCCGAGGGCACTCCTTAAGTTATTATATGATGATTTACGTTGTCTTATCAGATTCCCAATACTGCACTTGTAACTCAACTGGAAATTCCTCAATAACACTTTCGTTCTCATAACCCACTTCAATAGCTCCTAAAGAAGTTGGCCATGTTCCCCTCATGTTATAAGTTTTCTTTACTGTACCATCTTTATCTAATTGCTCAATGCTCATATCAGCCATATAAGAGCTTGGTTGTGTTAACCCAGTATTCTCTTGGTGCTGATTAATGCCATTCATCCATTGTTCAAAAGAATTACGTACATTAAAGTCAGTATCATTAATTACAGTTATTGACCATGGTTCAAACGAACGGTCACCAGCTATTTGCAATTTGCGACCCCTAAATGGAACCTCAATGTTTGCAATAGTTGAAGCAGGTAATGATGCTGCCTTACACATGTAAGATGCTAAAGATACATCCGCAGTAACATAGCTTGGAAAAGCCATTGTCACTTTGAATAAATTAGGTCTAGCACCACCGCCAACTAGTTTGGCTTTCATATCATCTACGCCTAATATTGCCATCTTTAATTACCTCCCGCGATTTCACTAAACTCTACACCAGTTCGAGTGGCAATAAAGTTAAGTGTGATATAGTTAATAGAACGTGCAGGCTTAACATAAATATCTGCAACAAACTTATTAGTATCTATAATAGCTCCAGTGTTATTGGTTCCATCACAAACAACCTTAAAGTCTGTAATACCTCTACGTCCTTTAACATCTCTTAAAAAAGGTTCAACCATGTTTCTGAATTGAGCCCGTGTAAACTCATCATTAAATTCAAATAATGATGCTTTAGATGCTACGCTTATAGCCTCTTCCATTACAATAAACAATCTACGCACATTGATTCTATCAAATGCTGATGGTTTAGCTTGTAATGTTTTATCACCAAATAGAACCGTACCTGCACCAGGGAAAGTAACAACTGGGTTAATACCCTTTTTATATAAAGTATCCCTTGCTGCTTGGTCAGGATTAAACGCTAGTTTAGTAACATTTCTTAAGTTACCGCGTGTAAATCCAGCCGGTGAGAACCATGCATCTGCGACTAGGTCGGCATTTGCTGTTAGTCCTGCACAGGTTCCTGCGCCACCAATCCAACGATGTGTATCGTTGTATTTATCATATACATATAATCGACCTGTGTCCATAAATGCATAAGAAGATGATGTAACAGTATCTCTGTTTGTTGATAAATTATTTGATGTAGTACTTGCAGAAGTAACAAATTCTGCTCCACAAGGTGAAACAAATGCCACCACATCTTTTCTTGAATCCGCAATGGATATTAGATTATTAGTAATTGTCAGGTTATCAGCTCTTGCTAATGAAGTATTAGCTTGGAAAATTAAGTCAACATCCACAGTTTCTTTGTCGCTAAACAAATTATAAGCTGTGTTTGTCTCTGCTGCTGTCAATACGTTATCATCGGCACCACCAGTAAATTCATTAAACGCATGGTTAACTCGCGTAAATGCATTACTTGTGGCTGATTCACCAGCATCTGTTAAAGCTGCTGGATGATTTCCGACATATACCCATTCAGAATTGTTGTTAATGACGTCTCTATAGTATAAAGAACTGCCATCTGGTCCTTTCACATCACTTGCCTGACTTAAATAAGTCCAATATTCAAGTATGCTATTAGCCGTACCTGTAATTGTACCATCTTTATCATAAACAAGTAAGTGAATTTCATCATTCGAGCCTCCTACCGCTGCTGCTCCCGCTGATGTACCTGGTGCACCTTCCACATTATCTGTCCACCAAGACGACCCAAGAAAACTCGTTGGGTCTGTTGCGTATGCTATTCCGACAGCATTGCCTGTAACTCCAGGATATCTGGCTTGTGCCCAGTCTCCAGCCGCAGGTGTTTGCGTATCGAATATATCTTTGTTTTTTGTTAGAATACCAGTACCTGATGCTGTTCCATTAAGTGCTGAACTTCCAACCGCTCTGACAACGCGTAAAGCACTGCCATAGCTTAAAAATTGGGCCGCGTTAAGAGTGGTCTCAAAAGTTTCCGCTCCTGGCTTTCCAAATTTGTCGATTAACTCC